ATGCTCTTAACAGTGGTCTTACTTTCATGGCTGATTCTGGAAATCGTTACATGCAAGGAGAAGGACAACACATCACTTACAACTTTGCTTTTGATAGCATGGTTACACGTGAGACTGGTCGTGTTGAATTGATTCACTTGAAAGAGTTGGATTTGCCACAATCAAACTTGGAATTTGGTCAGAATAAGAAGTCTACTCCAGTATTCATGGTATTTGATGTGTCACCTATGAGCGATGGTTCAATGGTTAACAACATCCGTGAAGTACGTATGAAGGGTGCTCCTTCAATGACTTGGGGATATATCGATGGTACTCGTCACCACTTAGGTTTTGCTAAATCTCAGGGTATGAGTTCTGCTAACAAATTCCCAGGTTATGAAATCTGGATGAAAGACCGTTGTGATGTGTTCATTGAAGATTTGTCTCGTACAGTCTTGATTGAAGAGATTCCACAATTCTAATCTACGTTATAGTCTCAGTATTATAACTCTGCTTCCTCTGGAAGCTATAACCTACCGAGAGCATGATCTCCCTCCTTCAGTGGAGGGAGCATTCTCTCAAAACAGAGGTGAGTGTTGGGGTGTCCCCAGCAGCCATGATCTTCGGTGATTACCCTCTGCAAATTAAACCAAATAAAAACTACATCATGGGCAGAATAGGCAAAATCTCCACTATTAAAAAGGAGTACAACAATTCTCAGTTGCAAACAATGCAAGGAGGACTAGCAATGAAAGGCTTAACAAGAATTCCTGGTACAGGAGTTTTTAAGTATCCTTACAAAGAGTTAGATGGACAGTATAGGACAGGACTTGATCCTCATGCTAATTACATCAGACGAATTTCAGATCCTTTAGAAAGGGAAATGGAAGTTGAAAGGGTTACAGCTCTTCGTGATAAACTTCAACTTGCACTTGGAGGAATTGATCTTAGTCCTCGTTCTAGATTTTGGAACTATGGACTTTCAACATCTACAGAAGACATATTGCATGTACAACCTGTTAAATTGTTAGATGGAGATAATATTTTTGACCTAAGTATTCCTCTTCAGGAACTTGCTTTCTCTTGGTTACGTGTTCATCCTACAATTGCAAGCTCTTATCAAGCTTGGGAGCGTGGTGAATATCCTGCTGAAACTCAGTTCTATGTAGCTGATGAAGAAATTGAAAATACAGTATTGTTCAAGAAAAAACAACTTATCAATAAAGCAATTGTTAAGTTTGATTCTATGACTCCAGAGAAGAAGAAAAAAGTAGCTCGCTTATTAGGATTACCTGTTACAGATGATACTAAAGAAGAAGCTGTATATAATCTGGTTGATAATGTTCTTAAACAGACAGAGTTTAAGAATGGTAAATACCAAGGACTTAATCCTGTGGAAGTATTCAACCGATTTGCTGATATGAAGGAAAATCTGCTCCATATTAAAGATTTAGTTAAACAATCAATAGCCCACTCAATATATAGAGTGAAGAATAGTGGTAAAATATATGAAGGAGAATTTGAAGTGGCTAAAGATGAAGATGAGTTGATTAAATATCTTGCTGATGAAGATAATCAGGAAGATTTAATTACACTTGAACAAAAATTAAAAACTAAGAAACTTGCTGCTGTATGATACCTGTAGATAGTTTATTATATAAGATTGATCAAAGACTAAATAAACTATCTACTAATGACCATCAACAGATACAATTAGAAGATAAGATTTTAGCTTTGAATGAAGCACAGATAAAGCTTATCAAACAAAAAGTTGATGGTTGGAGCACTGTGAGTGGTATGGGCTTAGATGCTTTCAAGAAGCGTTATGAGGATCTTCAAAGTCTTGTAGTTTCTTATAACAATCAACCTTTAAAGCTTACAATATTAAATAAAGAACTAAATCAATGGAAGGCTGGCTTACATGATCTGAATCCAAAATATATGTTCTATGTAGATGCATATATTATTGCAGATAAGGGTAAATGTAAGAATAGAAAAATCTGGATTAACAGAGACCTGGCTAAACATGGTGATCTTCAGTTTATTCTGAACAATGACCATTACAAACCATCATTTGAATATCAGGAAACATTCAACTTCCTGTCTTCAGATGAAATCTCAATATTCACAGATGGCACATTCACTCCAAAAACTATCAATATAATGTATATGAGATATCCTCAGTACATTGATAAAGAGGGATATGTCAAGTTTGATGGAACACCTTCCGTAGATCAAGATTGTGAACTAGAAACCTATCTGGAAGATGAACTTCTAGATCTTACAGTCCAAAACTTGGCAATGTACACAGAGAATCAATCTGCTGTTCAGAATGCCACATATAGAATTCAAACAAACGAGTAATTTTTTTTCCATAACAATTTAAATTTAATAAAATGTCTGATTTTTCATTAACAACCCTATTTGTGGTTCCAAAAGATTCAGGGATTGCTACAAGTGGATCTACACAAGATTTGCTTACAACTCCTGGTAAAGTTGGTATCTACAAAAATGATTACACTGTTGCCACTTCTGGTAACATTGCTGCTGCTCCATATTTCTATGTAGCACAAGGACGTTCAAACACCTATTTACAAGGAACTAAGCGTTCTGACAAGATTTCTGGTAAAAACAATGCTGGAACAGGAACTAATGTAACTGAATGGTACAAAGTAAAAGGTTGTGCTACTGCTGCTAACCAAATTACAGATGTAACAGGATGGAATGTAAAAGGTGGTGATATTGTCACTTTGACTTTGCGTGCTCATTCTAGCTACATTGACACTTTGTATTTCAATGGTCTTACACGTTCTGTAACTGTTCAAGCTCCTTGTTTAGCTTGCGGTGGAGATCCTTGTGGAAACGTTGATGTAAATGCTTTGATTAATTCTTTTATTACCAAACTTACTCAACAAGCTCCTGGTATCAACCCTGATGATATCAGTTTGAACAACTTCTTTACATTTACAAATGTTGGTGGTACAACATTGCGTATTGAAGGAAAACCTTTGACTGCTTATGGTCAACCTGCAGATATCGCTGCATTTCCTTTTGAATATGACAGAATGTACTTCCGTACTTTTGTTTATTCAGGTCCTGCAACCACTGCTGATTTTATCGTTGCTGATAACTGTAACATTGTTGCTACAGCTACTATAGCACAACGTGCTTCTTATCCAACTGGTACTGCAAATGAAATCAAACAACTGGAGAAAAACTTCTATAGCTACCAAGCTGGTTATTTGAAGCATTTGTTCAGAATGGTTGGTTACGATCAAAACTTTGAAACTTGGGTAGATAATGCTTCAACTTATAGCACTTATTATATCAAGTTCAATGACTATGATAAGACTAACTATCAGTGGGGTGATTATATTCATCAAGATTCTATGGTGATCATTGCTGCAATAAAAGGATCTAATGAAGAATCAACTTTAGATAGTATCTTGGTTCCTGCTCTTGGAAGTCCTAGTAATACTGATGATGATTGTGTAACAACTACCACAACCACTACAGTAACTCCTACAACTACCACAACTACAACTGCTACTCCGATTCCTTAATAGTTGAATAAAGAATCATATTAACCTATGCCAGAGGGTGAGAGAGGATCTTCTCAAAATCCTCTGGCATATTTATTTATAAGTCATGGCTATCACAAAATTAGACATATTAGTTGTTCCAACATATAATAGTAAGACTATTGGTATAAATGATGCATCTACGTATGCCTCAACACCAACAGCACCTTCTTTGGAAATAACTATCCCAGCATTTGGAAAGATTACTCTTCCATTTAACATCAATACATTAAACGTAATAAATTCTACTTCCTTAGGATTGTCAGATGTTGGAAGTCCAATAATACCTCTTCCAGATGGGGTATACCATTTAAGATATTCAATTGCTCCTGCATATGAGAACTTTGTAGAAAAGTCAATTATGCGTGTAGATCAATTGCAGGAGAAATTTGACTCTGCTTTTATGAAGCTTGATATGATGGAGTGTGATAGAGCTATTAAGACACAACAAAAAGTAACATTAAATAGTATTTATTATTTTATTCAAGGATCCATTGCTGCTGCAAATAATTGTGCTATCTTTGAGGCGAATAAACTATATAACCAGGCAAGTAAAATGCTAGATAACTTTATCAAAGCTGGAACATGTGATTGCTCTGGTAATAACTATACAACAAACTTTTATTAATATGGCTGCTTGTAAAAACTGTGGAACACAAGTAGGATGCGGATGTCAATTAACAAATGGACTTTGTTCATCCTGCCAATCCTCACAAACAACTAAGAAATAATGTTAACACCTAGGCTTACAGAATGTTTGGAATGTGCAGATATATCAGCACTGCTATCTGAAATAGATTGCAAGCTGACAGATCTTGCTAAGGCTGAATACAATAATTTAGTGTTCTCACTAAATAGGCCTATTCAGGGAATACTAATCTCTGATCTTTTAATATATAAAAGAATATTGATAAATAGACTCTGTAACCCAGACTATGCTCATCAATATCCTTTAAATCAAATTGCTAGTAGAGTTAAAATTTTAAATAATAAATAATGAGCTGCTCAAACTGTTATAATGGATGTACACAGATAACATCCGATCAATGTGTTAGATATACAGGAATAGATGTTCCTGTTCTAGGTATAAAGAATGGTGATTCTCTATCATATATAGAACAAGCATTGATAGAGTTTTTAGTATCAACATTAGATGGTTCTGGGATTAAAGTAGATCTTGACCAAAGCTTCTTCTGTAATATATTCAGTGATAATCTACCCAAATGTGGAGACCTCACTGTAGTAGATGTATTAAATACTTTGATAAAAACAGTATGTGTTATTCAGGAAGAAATTATATGAAATGGTGAAGCAATTGTTCAGTTACAAAATACAGTGGATGAGATTAATAGTCCTTACAATCTTCCTAAAGATGGCTGTCTTGGAACTCTTCCTGATAATCCTACAACACATGATGTTGTACAAGCAGTTGTATCAACATTATGTGCTTTCCTTGCATCAGCTAATGATACATATGTTCAACTTGCAGATCTTGATACACTTATTGGACAATATCTTGCTTCTCAAACAACTGGTGGAGGAACCTTAATGAGTGATAAGATGGTTCCATGGGCTGTCTATCCATATTTTAATTCAGATATCTCAGGATTTGATAGTACAGGTAGAGGGTCTGGTGTTTGGGAGAAAGTATATCTTTGCAATGGCTTAAATGGAACTCCTGATCTTAGAGGTAGGGTTTTAGTTGGTGCAACAGCTGGTATACCAGGAGGAACATTAGACGCTGAAGTAAATCCATCAACTTCTGGAAATCCTTCATATGATTTAAGAACAAAAGCTGGTACAAATACAGTTCAACTAAGTGTTGAACAAATGCCTTCTCATACACATGATAACACAATTACAGTAAGTGATCCTGGTCATAAACATGGTATACCATATGATTTCTTAATTTCTGGAAATTCAGAAGGCGGTATACAAGGATCACCAGACTGGTATACTGCTGGTGGTAAAATGACTGATTCAGCAACTACAA